GGGTCCGACGCCACTCCTGCAATGATGAGATATTGTCCAAACGTCACCACATACTTGCCAATGGGCGTGTTGATGTTCGAGCCAGACGCCTCATCGACAAGATACTGTGCCTCCATGTAGTTAGGATCAGTGGTCCTGCCCTTGACAATGATGGGCTTGTCCTTGCCGTTGACACCAATCAGGTCACTGCCGAAGATGGCAAACGACGCGTAGTCGGTAGGGTTGGTCCACGGACGTGTGCCTGCTGGTGCAGCGACCAACTCCATGTTCACACCAGTGCCAGCACCGTCCACCTTGGTCCATGCACCACTCGCTTGCACAGCGATGACGTAACCATTGAAGTATGTGTGGTTGATGACATCCACTGACACGTCCCACAGGTCACTGCTGAACAGACGTGTGCCAGGACGCAACGCCAACGAACCATCCGTCTGCCGCTCCATGTTGTCGAGGATACGTGCGAACTTCGGTGACATGTTGAGGTCAGTGTCAGACACGTTCAGGCCACCCTCGAACGACCTGACAGTCGTAGTCTGCAAGTTGCTCTGCGGCTGCTGACCGCGTGGGTTGAGGCCGTTCTGTGTGCGTTGCAGGTACATCTCTACACCAAGATCATTGCACGTGCCTGCGTCTGCACGACTGGGGGTGTGACGGCAGCAACCGGTGCCCACATCTCAAGCGCCAACTGCGTAGCGATCATCAGTGGGTTCACTGTTTGTGTGTTGCCCCACATCTCAACAGCAAGCTGCGTCGCCCACATGTCAGGCGTGCCGCTGCCCCACTGCTCAAGCGCGGCTTGTGTCAGTACATCGTTGGTGACTACCGCTGTGCCTGTCGGGATATTGACGAAACCACTCGGCACCGTGCCGCTGTAACCGGTCGCACCGAAATTTGCGGTGATGGCTGCACCTGAACCACTACCGGCAAACGCATAGAGATCGTAACCCGGACCACAGAACCCACGCAGACTAAGCCCACCAACACCCGTTGCCGGATTGTTGCTGGCGTTACCGTTCCAGTTTCCGGCTGCTGTGCGTCTGAACCAGACCTGACTACTGTCTACATCAAGCGCGATGCAACACACATCGCCTGCGGTGAACGCACCCAGCAAGTTGCCCTGGCTGACGCCGTTCAGCGTCACAATACCGCCTTGCGACGCTACGACACCAAGCAGTGCGCTCGATGCCATTCCAGCGAATGTCGCCGTGCCGAGACACACGCCAGTGGCAGCGTTCGTCAGCGTAGTAAACGCACATTCCCAGTAGTATTTACCAGTTGTCAGCACACGATCCAAGCTACGCACGCCAGGGTTGGCCCCCGTCATGGTCGCGACAAGATTGCCACCGCTCAGTGTGCAGTTAGCAAGATCGGAGGGGTTCCACGTTGTTGGCATCAGGCGGTCACCACCGGCCCGATGTTTACGTTGCTGACTGCAACCGGCACCCATGCGCTACCGGTCGCGGGGTCCGTTGCGTCAGTGCGCCACAGCCAACCCCATGATGTGCTCAGTGCGGTGCTGGTGCTCTGCACGGTAGTGCTACCACTCTTGAGTTGTATCGCACCGTTGCGCGTGCCTGCGTCGCTCTTCTGCACGAACCCACGCGTGGTCACCGCCACGACGGATGCGGGCGTCGCAGCAAGTGCGGCGATGCCATAGAGGTCGCTCTGCCCTGCGGTAGCGGAGAACACATAGTCCGTCGCGCCGTTCTGCTGCGGCTCGTCCACGGCTGAGAAGTTTGTGGCACCGGTGTTGCGGCTGAACTGCGCCTGCACATCGCTCGCGGGCATGCGTGTATACGCGCGGATGTCGCCCACGAACGGCACGCTGGCGGCGTCGCTGCGCCAGAGCAGGTCGTCTATAACCTGCTGGTTGGCACCGATACTGATTTGGGTCGGACCAGAGCTAAACTGAAGCTTGTTGGCGTAGGTATTGGCACCGGGGCGCGTGTTCAACGTCGCGCCGCTGTCGTAATCGTCGGACGCGTTGCCGTTCTTCCGCGCACGGAACCGACCCACAGTGTTTGAGATGATCACCTCGAACTCAAATGCCGCCCATGTGTTCTGCGCTGTCACCGCGCCGGTATAGGTGGCCAGAACTGCCCCAGCAGGAGTGCCAGAGGTCAATAAGACAGCGCCATCACTACGGAACACGATGCTGCACTGCGCCGTTGTGCCGTCGAGCAGTTGCAGGTTGCATCCCAGATTTGTGCCGGTGAGTGCGACATTCTGACGGAACGCCATCACGAGATGATGCACAGCGTCGTTTGCCCCGCTCGATTTTGTAAGGGCAATGATGCTGTTGTTGGCGCCTGTGCTCCACGCCTGACCACCGGCAAACCGCCCAGCAACAAGGGTGGAGTTCGTCGTTGTGCCACTGTCCCAGTAGCCCACCACCGCGTCAGCGATTGCGGCGTAGAGATCGAACCCGTCACCAAACGTGTATGCCATCGTGTCTACACTCGCGTGGTGAGGATGGTGATGCCACAATCACTCAGCGTCGCATCCTGACTGCTCGGTGCAACCAACTGCAACACGTCGCCAACACTCAGTGTACCACCTGCACCAGCCAACGTGACCGACGTGTTACTGACGTTCGTGATGGTGACTGTCCCCAACGCAGTCGTAACGCCTGCACTGATCTTGTTCACTGCAAACACAGCATCAGCAGTCGTCTTCGTTGCGTCGTACACCACGCTACCAGCCAAGCTAGCAGGCACAGTCACACCCTGTGGCAGTGGCACGTTGACTTGCATGGCAGCAGTTGGCTTACCAACGAACGGGAACGCAATCGGCACCTGTCGTGTCTCACTACCAGAACTCGCTACCCACTTGTCACCATCCCACGTATACCGTGCACCGTTCGGTCCATTGACGACCTGACCGATGGTTGGTGTGTTGGGGAAGTCGAATGCCATGGGTTACCTCAGAGGTCCGCCGAGTAGTCGATTGTTGCACCACTTCCGCTTGCCTGCACAGGGACGCAGGTCCACGGAGCGTTAGTGCTTCCGCTGGGCGCAGCAACGTGCATCCATGCAGTATCCGCGCTCGATCCTGTCGATATGCCGCTCGCAGCCATCCCAGCCACAAAGAAGCTCCCGACCGCAGACGTTGTGATGGTTGGCGCGGCACGCTTGGTCACCTTGAATGGCAGCATAACGAAATAAGCGGTCGGTGGATTGAAGTTTGTCTGCGTCGTGCCGACACCAATAGCTTCATTGGCAGCCAGTGCCCGACGTTCGAAGAACCGCTGGCAGTGTTGCAGATCATCGGCATACTCTATCTTCTCCAACGGCGTGGCAACGCTGCCGATCTCTAGCTGGACGCCCCAGAGACCAAGTGTGTAGCTCTGCACACCGATACCGCCAGCATCGGCATTGTTCGTTGCACCGGAACTCATCCAAAGTTGGACGGCAGTAAAACTGGTGTTCGGTGTCGTGCCAAACGTCTTGCCTGCAATACTCGGTATGTTCCAGGTCGTTGTGTAGCGCACCCATCCGGCTGCGAGCGTGACAGCCTGCGCAGTCAGCTTAACTATCGCGGACGGTGAACCGCCTGTGCCAAAGTTCTGGTAGAGATCAATGCCAAGCTTTGGTGTGGCGGGGCCGGAAATCACTCGTGCCCAGAAAGTCAGGGTAACCGTCTTACCAGACAGTCTACGCACATCCTCGATGTGATGCTCGCCAGGGATTACATAGTCACCTGCACCAGACGTTCCTGCGCCAACGCAGGTGAAGATGTTGCTTACTGCTTCATCACTGATGCTGCTGCGATCATAGTCCCCTGCTGCCGTTTGACTGACCGAAACCGTCCCGCCACCAACAGCGCAGGTCCAACGGTCCAGCGTATAACCGCTCGTGGTAAACGGCCCACCACCACGCTGCGCGACGTTGAACAGACCATTGTGGACAAGATTGCGACCAACGTTAGCCTGCACCATCGACAACGGTGCATACGTGTCGAACGGCAACGGCGTGTTCGTGGCAGGCACCCACTGTGGACTACCAGTCGGGTCCTGGTAATTCACATACAGTTGCAGGTCTGCACTGCTGAACCACATACCACCACTGACAGGCACAGGTGGCGTATCAGACACAACCAGTGATGCACTACCAGTGGTGACGCGGTTGTCCACGTACTGCTTGGTCGCAGCCTGCAACGGCAACGCAGGATCGAACGCAAGTGTCAACACACCTGTCAGCGTGCCACCAGTCAGTGGCAAGTACGCGCCAACAACGATGTTGTCGTCCACGTACTTCTTCGTCACCGCCATCATGTCGCTGGTCGGTGGCCCATACAGCAACAGGTCACCTTCCATCGTACCACCACCGATTGGCAAGTACGTGCCCGGTGAGATACCAGCGATGCTCGTGTCCACATACTGCTTAGTAGCAGCATGGAAGATGTCAATCGGGTCCTGTGCCAACGTCAGCATGCCAGCCATCGTGTCGCCTTCACGACTGACACGCTCACTGAATGCTTGGTTCAGCTTGTCTGCACGCAGTGGGTCTTCGCCACGATAGAACGTCGTCGTCGTCATGCCAGTGGGTCCGAGTCCAGCACGAAGTAAGTGAAGTCGCCCATTGATCCGTCCACGTTTGCACTCGGGAACCGTGGATCGAGCAACAACGGCTGTTGTGCCATTGCAGCAGTCAACCGACGCCTACGCGCAGTGGCAAGCATCTGGAACTTGTTCACCTGCGCAGGCACCGTTCCGTCATCCACGCAGTACGCCCACGCTGCATCGTACTGAAGCAGCAGGTTGTCCACATACACCGTCGTGTCATCTGACAATAGCAGTGGCGTGCTCTGCCTCGCATGCACAGTCACAGACAGCATGGTGGACGATATGACCTTGAATG